CAACATCGCTTAACCTAGGTCGGTTAAAGAAACCATCCGCATAAATTCTGCTCTTGCGGCTGGGTCAGTTTTGAATCCCCCACCCAAGCGACTAGTCACAGTAGAGCTGCCTGTATCTTCTACACCTCTGCTACGAACACAATAGTGTCTAGCATTGATTACTACAGCAACATCTTCGGTTTCAAGAATGAACTGTAACGCATGGAAGATTTGCTCAGTGAGTCTTTCTTGAATTTGTGGACGTTTTGAGAAGTACTCAACGATTCTATTAATTTTTGATAAGCCCAAGACTTTCTGTTTGGGCACGTAAGCAACAGTTGCAAGACCGTCGATAACGACAAAATGATGTTCGCAATTGCTTTGTACCGACACATTGCGCTCAACAACCATTTCGTTGTAATGCATCTTATTATCCACTGTGGTGCATTTTGGGAATGCTTCATAATCTAAACCCCACATCACCTCATTTACAAACATTTTGGCAACACGCTTAGGTGTTTCAATCAAGCTATCATCGGTTAAGTCTAACCCTAGTGCTTGCATTATAGCAGTAAAATGAAGTTCAATCTTTTCAATCTTTTCTTTACGGTCAAGATTGTTTTGTATTGTAGGTGTTTCAACACCCATTTTGACTAAGTGCTCATGCACTTTAAGACCCAGTTCTGGATCGCATTTTGTTTTATTAAAACTCATAGATAACCCTCCGTTGTGATGGTTTTATTTTGACGTTGTGCAACCTTTGTGTTGCACAAGTATTTATGCAAATGTGAATAAAGAATTAATAAATTCTTCCTGTTTAGCTTGGACATCTAGTGCATTCTGAATGTTGTCAATCTTTGTCACTGACCACTTGGTATCTTTTAACAAAGCAAAAATTATCAGTTGCTTTTCTAACTTAATAGCATTAGCTTGGTCAACGTTAACAACTAGACCTCTAGGTGTACCAGTTGAATTACAACCAGACATGATGTGAACTTTCTTAGTTTCGTGACAGTAACGTAACTTACTTCTGTAGTTAACCTCAATGTCCGAATCAATTACAAAATTATCTAGCTCGTATGTTACCTCATAGAATTCATCAGGTACATCAAATATATAAGTGATGTTGTCACCCAATACTTCGTGATTGTCATACATTAATGAGATTTCAGGTAAGATATCTTTAATTCTTTGATCCATAATTACTTAGCGGCTGCTTTTTCTGCGGCACGTGCATTCTTAGTTTCAGTGATTTCGTTACGGCGTGCCTTAACTGCTTTAGCCAATTCACCTAATGCTTTACGAGCACGAGTACCTGCTGCATTGTTACCTTTTTCAAATTTTTCACTTTCAGCCAAGTATGCTTCCAAGTGTGTGTTAATATCATTGTGTGCGCTCATAGTATTCTCCTTTGTTTAAGCGATTTTCTCTATCCTAATATATTAGGATTTATTCAGTTTTCTGTGTATCGTCAAAAGGCCATTTAGCTTGAGGACCTTCTTGTGGTCGTTCTGTTGGGAACGCCCAGTTAGCAGATTCAGTTTCTACTGTTTCTGTAGGTAATTCAATGGTACGAACTACATTAGAAAGATCCGAACCTTTAAATTCTTCACCAGTATCCAAATTAGTAAGTTTCAATGGGCCTTGCATGAAGTATTCAGTGTCATCATGTGACCAACCTAATTCTTCTACACCTTCATAGTAGTTTTCTTCCCAGGCTTCGTCAAATTCTTCTAAATCTTCATCAGTACAATTACGACCTGCTTCGGATTCTGCCCAGCAACCATCAATCATGTCTTCCATTTCCCAAGAAGAATCGGCAGATTCTACCCAATCTAGTTCATAACAATCATCTTCGTTTCTCAATTCCTCAAATGTAAGTGGCATTTCATCTGATTCAATTGTGAATGTACTCCAACGATATCCTTCTTCACGAATAATTACCTTATCATCTTTGTACCAAAATTGTCTTTCAATTGAACTCTTTTTGTATTCAGTTGTTAATTCCCAATTAGCCATATTAGTATTTGCTTTCTTTAGTGTGTTTGCGATAATCAGTACTCATTCGTAACATTATATCACCCTTGCCCTCAAGAATGTCAACGATACGGTTAATTGTACCATCATTGTAGTCGCTGATTTTACCCATTAACTCGCTTGGTTTTTCAAGTAACTTTTCAAGTTTGTCAAGCGCATCTTCAATAGACCAAGGAATATACAAGCGAGTATTATCATTGCTAAAAGTTTCTGGAAAACTACGATAAGCAGGATAAAGCACATTACAGCCCAAACTATCTGCCTCCGAGACAGTATTACTGACCCAATCTTGTAACGCACAGTTAAATACCACGCGGCTATCATTAACAATGTTATAGTAATCATTCTTATCTAAGTCCTCATAGATTGATAACAAACCTTGTTGTTGCATCTGATGAGTACGATCCATATAACTTTGGTTGTTACTTTTTAGTTTTGCACCGCTACAGACACAAAACTCAACATAACTACCTGGGTGTCGTTTGTTGTATGCTTCAATTAGGTCCATGTAGAAGTCTGGTTGCTTTTCTTGATCCCATCTTGCACTAAACACAACACGATGTTTGCGTTCATTGAATGGCTTGATCGAACCAACACGACTTTGTACTTCACTCTTACCGAATGCTAGTCCACTGATGTTGTAGATTGGAGCTTCCCAACCTGCAATCTTCATGTGCATGACCATTTCTTCATTAGTTGCGAGGATTCCACCTTCACTTTGGCGGACAGCTTCACATACCATCTGTTCGTAGGATGCCATAAACTTTGACATGCCCCAGACATGGACAAAGTCATCAGGGTCAATTGACTGCGCCAAGCATCGTACAAAAATTTTTGGACGATGTGACTGAGGAACTTGATTAAGAATATAAGGCAAACTCTCAAAGCCCGGTTGAAACATGTCTTCAAAGTAGATAACATCGTCACTGGTAACTTCTCCTGCCTTCATCTTCTTAACTAAGTTCATTAGTTGACTCATACCAAAGTATGAACGACCATGTGCATCAAGTACTTGCCCAGTAACAATTGCTTGGTCGTTACTTAATGTTTCACCTGTAACGATTTCATAATTGATACCACGACTTTCAAAGACTCGTGTATTCCACTCAGTCAATTGTAGTGTGTACCTTGCTTTGTAAGGCTCTAGGCCCATGTAATATAGTTTACGCATTATCGGATGATTGCTTCTGCCCAACTATCTTTTGCAGGCTTGCCTGAAAGATTCTTTTGATGTTGGCGATATGCGAATGAGCGCATATCATACAATGTTGACTCATCAAACTTATAACCAAAGTCTACACAAAATTCTTTGTAGGCTTCTAAGTCTTCAAAGATTTGACGGACGCGGTGATTAGGTTGAATGTGTGGTTTTGCCATTTTGTTTTCCTATTAAATTTTTAGGTTGTTGTAAGGTTGAGTTGTGTTGTAATGTATCGTAGCACCATTCTCATTGTCTTCTGAAACAGTGATAGTGATATTACGATCTGGATATCGAGTTGCAATAACCTCATAAAGGTCATCACTAATCATTTCACAACTTTTGTAATCCAATGCAAGGATGCCTTGAGAATATTGATTCTCTAACCATCGTTTGAATTGAATAAACTCAATATCACGGTCGTTGTGAAATACTTCAATCGTCACTTCAAAGTGAAAGATGTGACGATGTGGAGTTGCTAAAAAGCTAACGTCATACTCATCACCTGTTGCCAAGTTAGGGTCTGTCGCTGCTGCTGGGTATTTGTGAATACCCTCTTTTTGAAATCTTACAAAAATTGTACGAATGGCTTTGTCTTTGATACGTGTACGTTGTTCAAAAAGTGCCTGTTGTCTTTGTTGTTCCATATTATCTTTCATCGTCAAAGTCTACTGATTCACGTTCATGTTCCCATTGTGCTCGTTCAAGTCTTCTGAGTTCATCACGGTATACGAGTTTTTGTTTTTTCATTTCATTGACTTTCATTTCGTCAAAGTTTGGATTCTTCATTAACTCAATGATTGACTCATCCAACAATCTATGAGATTCGGTTAACGTTTCAATTCGCTTACGATAAGGCATTTATTCTCCTAAAGCATCTTGCATTGCGTCATCACTATCCATTTCTTCACCATCCATTGATTCAATTTCTTCAACTTCATCAACTTTAGGTTTAGTAACAACAAACAGTTCTTCAAATGAAGATAACGCATTAATTGTTTTCTTACCACTGATACCTTGACTACCTGATTGAAACTGAGTCCACAAGTTACTGTATTGTTTAATCACTTTAATTGCTTCGTCTTTGGTTTTCTTACTGAAAACTTCATCAATCACATCCTTAAACAAGATACGTTCAAATTGTTCTTTTAGTAACATCTTTGGAATAATACCTTGTTCATATCTACGATTAGCCTCTTGTACCGCATTCATGTGCATCCAAACATTGTGACTTTGAATCAATGTATAACTCAATGTGTCCCAACTTGTTTTAGTTTCTTTACCATGTTGACCTAAGAAACCTACACCACGATAGCACATGTCCTTAAGCACTAGTTTATCAGTTACAGGACTGTCTGTAAACATCTTATGGATACCTTCAGCCAACACAGCATCACGGAACTTGCGTGTGTCCGTTGAATATGATTTCTTTTCAGCAGTTTTTTCCATTTGATATGACCACTTTTTCTTGTGTTCAATCGTTGTGTTAAAGTATGCTAATCCTTTAGCTGCACTATAGAATGGGCTTGCACAATCAAAAGTGATTTGAAGTTTTGGATTATGATACTTGCGAATCGCTTTTTGGATATCAGTAAACAACACAGCATATTCCAAGATACTTGTACCTAAACAGTGAATCAAGTCATGCTTACCTTCTTGTAGTAATCCATCATGTATCACATCAACCATTCTAATCAACATTAGTTCAACATCAATCTTATTCTGACCCCCAAATGCCCAACCATTAAAGTGATTGTCTGGATAGATGTTTGGGTCACAATACTTTTTCATTTCAGCATACCATGCATTAGATTGGTCATGTGTACGACCTTGTAACACATTTAAGAACTTGCAATTGCCATTACGATTCTTAATAAAGTATTCATTGTTGATATGTGTAGCTGTAATAGCTTCTTCAATAGTACTGATACCGTGAGCACTTTTACCTGTCTTTGGGTCTTTGATATGATACGTGGTTAGTGATTGACTTGGAATATCTAAACACATACCATAATCCATGTATGTATCCATCCAGTTCAATACTTGCTGACGCTTTTTCATGGCACGAGGACAGTTAGGATCCTTCCAGTCAGCGGGCCATTGACATTTAAGAATCTGAAACCCACCACTATCACCTAACATGAATGTACCTTCTTCACGTTCACGTATGATACTCTCTGCTGGATCATCAACAGTTGTATCTAAGTTAGCATGACCAGCACTATACAAACCCCACTTGTAAGTGTACAAGCCTTCTTTACTGTTTAAGAAGTTTAGTTTTTCAACATCACCATTAAACTGTGCAGGAATACGTGCTTGGTCAAAGTAAGGTTCTCCTTTACGTTGCTTACCCAAGCCAGCAATATAGAAACTGCTGACTGCGGGTAAAAACAATGCCCATTCTGGATTTTGTTTTGCTGATAGATTATCTTGTTGCATTAAGGTACCATTGAAGGATTTGGTTCATTACTTGGACTATTAATTAAAGTCTGAACCATTTTGATTTGTTCTTGTTTTTGTTTGATTTCATCAACTAGGCTTTTGATAGTAGGATGTTCTTTCGCCTGCTTCTCAAGTACCATTTCTTCGTTTTTCTTTTTATTAGCCCAATCAAGTAATGACTGTGCTTCATAAGTTAGTTCAACAGTGGCATAACTACCAGCTAGTATTTGCCAAGATTGTCCATCAAACACTTTAATACATTGACCATCAAGGTCATACATCATATCACCGGTCATTTGAGCGTTACTATTATAACTCTTACTGATATAAGTAGAGGAAGTACCGCCCATTACTTGGAGGTATCTTCCACCTGTGTTAATACCTTTTATCATATTACTTGCGTTGACTTGGAATCATGTATGAATATGTGCTCAAACCACTATCAACGATAATTTCAATCAAACCTTGGTCTGAGATTTTGAAAGTCTTGTCACCATTCAATGTTAGAATGTTTACAACTGCTTCTGAGGGCCACATAAAACGATTTTTCAATACGCCAGTGATACCGGTAGCAAATACAAAGTTACCACTGTGTGTGCTTGGGTCACCAAAATAGATACGCAATTCGTTATTAACTGTTGCTGTCGTGAATACTGTTTCTTCACTATTGGCTGTATACTGTTTCTTCAAACGCATAATGCTTGCAGCAGCAGGTTCGAATGAAACTTGGAATACCGGAGTAACTGCTAATTGTGCATTTGCAACTTGTTCCTCAACCAACTCTTTGTTCATCAAACGATAGTCGTTAACAAAGTCTCCGTTTTGTGTTTCAAAGTGAATGTTGTTTGGTACTTGAACACCGTTCTTGTCAACTGTATTCATTGTGAGTTTTGCGTTTTCATCATACTCATCAAAGTCCAAAACTGTTTTCAACTTGTTCAAGTTTGGCATACCGAACACACCTTTGAAAGATGGATGCGGTGTTTTGAATTTACCAAACATGATAATTGACTTATTCGCTGGTACTGCGCTTACTGTTGTTTCTGTGTCAGTACCTTCAATCTTAACCAAGTCAATGTCTTTAACTGGATTAGTGTGTGCGATAATGTCTTGTAAATAATCTTTCATGTTGTTCCTTTATGTTTAAAATATTTAGGCTTACTATATGTGTATTATAGTGGAATATAATACTTTTGTAAACACCAGTTTAACCGAATGTGAAAAGAGAATCAGCCATATTCTTTGTGTTAGTATCTTCACGGATCTTCCAATCTAACACACCTAAAAGGTTATCAATCTTTTCATCAACTAATGTCTTTTCCATTTCTTCGTCATCAAATGGTAACTCAATGAACCATTGTGGTAATCTAAGTTCATCAACTGGATATGCTACGCTAGTGAAGTTCATTGGATTGGGTCTGAGTTTACAAACAATAATCTTCATACCATCAACAATTTTTTGTGAGTAGTTGTCACCATACACTCTGCGTAGATAGTTATAGTTCAATGCTGCACGAACGTGACCGGGCATGTTTGCACGACCAGTATCACTCTTAGATTCCTTATCACCATACATTGTTAAGTTGTTAACACTCTTTGGTGAACCTTTAGTCCAAGACTTTTGTTCGCTTAACCAGTTCTTAAACTCTCTGATAACTTTGATAACCTCGTCACGACCTTTACCCTGTTGTATTACCATTTGCAATACTTCCATTAAGAATTCTTGCACATACTTAGGAGTATCAGCTCGTTTCAAATCAAGACCCATAGCCTTGATATCACCTAGTTTACCTCCACTGTCTTTACGCTTACCCTCTTTGTCAAAGATGTTGATAGCATAACGCTTCTTAGTAATAAAGATACTGCGATCACCAATCAATTCACGACCAGCTTTAATGATTGCACCATTCTTTCTTGGAGCATGAAATGCACGTTCCATGAATGCTGGAAAACTTTCATTGGCATCATCAGCAATAGAGTCATACAAACTAATACAAGTTTCTTTACTCCATTCTAGTTCACCATTATCAATTTGTGATTTAAGAGTTTTGTATGCCGTAAAGTAACAACTGTCAGTATCACCATAAACAATCGCATCACCTTCGTGTGTATACTCACCCGTTACAGTCTGATTGATTTGGCTCATCATGTGTCGTACAATTTGACGACCACTTAATGTAACACTTTGACCAATACGTTTGTCATAGAAACGACAATGCTCATTCAACAATGCACCATAAGCACTATTCAACAAAATCTTACGAACCAATTGACGCTTATCATAGTAAGCATGTAGTTCTTTGTCTCCTGCTGCATCTGCCTCTTTGGCTTGTTTCTGTGTTGCTTTACGTTCACTATACCAACGACTTAGTAATCCTGGAACGACACCTTCTTTTTCATAAGTAAAGATTGTTCCATTCGCACTTAGCATCCAAGGCTTGTGACTGTCAAAGACAAGTTTCCATATCTCGGCTGCACTCATTTCTACACTACGACCATCTTCGTAATCTACAGTAAGAATCGTGCCACGTTCTTGGTTCATAATTGCTGTGTACTCTAGTGCACCAAACAAGTTTTCCCACAAGATAGCACCAGTAACCTCATCGCCTTCTTTGGCACGTTTCTTTTCAGCACCTAATCTAAGTGCTTTCTCTTTCATGTACCTATCAGTTAGTGTTTGTCTGACTTGAGCAACGATGGTTTCACCTGCCATGTTGAGCGCCCGAATAACGGATGGATAGAGCGAGTTGATATCGACTGCCCCGACCCAGTCGTGCATGCCTCTTTTGGGCGTAGCAACGAAGGCACCTGCTGCTTGCTGTTCATCTTCTGCATCATCTTTCTTCCTTTTCTTATCTGGTACAACTAACCCACGACTGTGAGCCTCGTTCATAACTGCCATTTCAATCATAGCAACTGAACCCATAACTGTTGGCATAAGAACTGTATTCTCATGTGCCAATGCGTTAGCAAGTTCTAAGAACTTTGTTTTGTTGTGAATCTTAACCAACAACATAGTATCTTGACGGTTATACTCTAAGAACTTTTCCCAGTCCTTGTTGTACAATTGGTCTAGAGTACCTTCATATTGTGTTTTGTTTTCACCGACTTCCATTTCACCAATGGCGTCTAGTTTATAACTGTGTCGTGATTCATAGTTATACTTTTTGTACAACTGTAAATAGTCAAGATGGATACGACCAACTAAATCGTAAGTCATTTCTTTCTTACCGAATCGTTCATATTCTCTTGGCTTTGGGAGCTGACCCAATAGACAGAATTTTCTAGTGTCATCCTTACTCATTACTCGTGTAACACGATTAACCATGTAGGGTATGTCATAGCCTTCACTGTTCCAACCAGTCACAACATCAGCATCTTCTATCAATTGGAAGAAAACATCAAACATTTCCTTTTCATTTTTGAAAAGTAATGTGTTATCAAACTTACTTACAATTTCTTGTGCTGTTTCTTCACTCATGTGTTTAGGTGGAATACACAATGTTACCAATGTGTCTTGCCAATCTAAGTATAGACTGATTGCTGTTACTGGATTGAATGGGTCACTTGTTGGACTGAAACCTTTAACTGGGTCGAAGTCAACTTCAATGTCAAAGAAACAAGTGTGTAGTTTAGGTGGTTCAACACCTAAATAGTTTTCTGATAAGCAACGGAATATAACGTTAACGTCACTCTCATACAATGTTTTGTTAGAGTGGATTCGTTTTTCCTTTTCAAATTCTTGTCTCTTACGAGTACTGAATCTGCTTACAGGATCACCGTATATGCTTCGTTGTTTGCCTTTTGGGTCTTGATAATAGAACAAGTAATTAGCTGGAAACTCGTTATATGTTCTTTTGCCGTCAGGTTGACGTTCTACTACATAGATACGGTCTTCATCGCGTGAATGAACTGCATCAATGTAACTCATTAGACTGTTTTACCTACTGTTTCCAAAATAGTATTCAAGTCTTCGTGTTCTTGGTTAGTCTGTGTTAGACTTGCTTTGTGTGCGATACGAATTGCTTTTTTAAGAACAGAAGGTTTCACTTCTAATTCTTCTGCGATAGCTTTAACTGTGTCGTTGAGACCTTCGTTGAGGGTATCAACCTCGTGCATTACTGCCATTCCTTCATTTATCAATTGTGTGAGCTTAATTTTTTGGTCACCGCTGAACATTTTTGTTGTCATAAATTCTCCTGAGAAAGTACTTATTATAAAGCATTCTGTAGAGAAGTCAAACTTTTTGCGTAATTAATTTACCCTTTGTAACCTTTAGGTAAGATGTGTTTAGATTGTCCTGAACGGTTCCATGACTGCCACATTCTTTCACCTTGGTCGGTTTGCATGTCACTAGGAATAATGTCGTTGCCCAACATCTTGGCATACGCATACATGTTAGTTGCAATATTCTGACCTTGATAGTTTTTATTTACCCAGGTGTTTTGACTAATCAACGCTTTGTCATGTGGTTCTTCTGCAAGTTCGGCTTCAGCAACTACTTTTTTACCATCGTATACAGTGATGATAAGTTGGTTACCCCAACCAGTATTGTTTTCTGTTGTAGCAACATATCTAAGCCCATGTATCTCTAATTCATGTTTGAAGTTAGAATGATAGATATCTGGGTTTACTGTTTCGTTGATAAATTCATTTGCTCTCATTTTGTTACTGGGTTCCCAAATACTTGTTCACGAATCTTTCTACCATCTACGATTCGTTCGTAGTTCCCATTATTATCTAATAGTGTTAGATTACTATTTGGAAACAGTTGTTGTAATGTTTGTTCATCGGTAACAGGATTCAATCCTTGCTTACCTAATGTCCTTGCCATAGCATCACTTGATTCAATCCAAACACCCGGTTTAGTCAATAGATTTTTAACTCTATTAATAACCTTTTGTTTTGATTCAGTTTTGCCATCATGACCAATGCCTTGAATTTTGTAACCAGTCCAAGATTCATTTGGTCTTGCTCTACGATAGAATACAGTACAGTCTAAGTCTGGTTCTGGGTCCCAATCTAATGCTACCCAATCACTTGCTGCAACTTGCCTACTATTCTGTACAAACGAACCTAAGTTTGTATTCTTGTATGCGTTATGAACTAAGTCAATCAAATTGTTGGCCCACTCATGTTTCTCATTAGAGGTAACAAGTAGTTGCCAACGATTCTTGACTAGTTCACTTGCTTTCATTTTGATTTTGGCTTTTGATGATGCTTCTTCATGTTGATAGCAATTGCAGCCTGTTGTGCTAGATTGGCAGCTTCTTCAACACTTTCATTTGGTACACAGTTGTTTACTTTCATACCTGGATGTGTTGGGCTATTTTTCATTCCTTCTTTGTGCTTACCTGGCCAGCATTTTTCAGCATTGCGTTGTGCTTGGGTTCGTTTCTTTTCAGAGATAAACTGTGTAGCACTTTCTAGCATTTGTTGCATTTCTTCAACACTCTCACAATGCCATCTACGCAAACTCTTATTAATATTACTATTTGGATCATGTGCAGTTTTAGCACCAGTGCGATGTTTCTTCATACCCTTCATACGAGCACAGAAACTGGCACGGCGTTTAGCGGCTTTACTACCTTTTTTCAATTTGCTTGGTTTTGTAGTTACAGCAGTTTGAATATGACTACCTGGGTGTTCTCTACGATAAACACTCACGCTTTTCTTGCTCATGCCACCAACACGTTTGTGATTGTGTTTGCTCCAATTTTCACCTTCTGTGATAACTTCTTGTATTTTCATAATATCCTCAAATAGTCTTTAAAATTTTGATGACGGGCTTGTAAGCCAAGTAATGCCGGGTTAATTGCTTTGGTAACGCTAGTTGTGTCACCGAAGTTTTGAACGTTTGGCTTAACACGAGTCTTCCAATACCATAATGCAATTTTTGCAGCAACATCCGGCTTTGCTGCTAGTTCAGGGTGATTGACTAAATCAACGCCAATCGCTTCACCTGCCATACGATAGTTGTCACGTCCAGTTAGCTGAACATAGCCTCTACCATGATAACGTTCACCATCACCTGGCTTGTTGTTACCTAACATTCTTGCTGTTTTAGGAGCATAACGTATATCATATTTATGAGCAAAATAATCTTTGAACTTTGGCTTCTCAGACATTTTACTAAAGTCCCATGATTCATGTTTCATCTGACCTAAGAACTGAGCAAGTTCACTACCTTTTAATCCACTATGTCTTGCTACTTTTTGTAACACAAGTTCATTGTCAGTGTTAGGGCTTAATACATTGTATTCTTCTGGTTGAGGCTTATACTGCATAGCATTAGCACCGGTAGCTGCCATTGCACCTGCAGCGGCAGCACCTTTCATAAAGTTTCTACGACTCATACTCTCAACTAAGAATTCAATTGCTCTCACTGGAATATCTCCGGATGGTTCTTGCCAAAAATCTTGATGTACTTACCAGCTAACATATCAGCCATGACTTCAATTGGACTACCTGGATAGCTGTCGCCAGGCTTAATCATACCCAATTGTGCTTGTCTCTCGTGTACTAACTCATGGAACACTGTACGCATGATATCAACCATGTTTCTTTTACCAGTGTAAATCCAAATTGTATTATCTTCTGGAGTATGTACTCCAGTGTGATGACCTTTTTGTGCTTTTTCAGTGTCATCACTAAATATCATACTTGGAAACGGCTCTTTAAGATGTAGTCGTCTACTAGTCCATTGAATGAACTCTTTCATTATAGCATGGTCTTTGCTAGTTTTGATTTCTTCATTTAACTTTTTTTGACCATAATCCTTAAACACTTCGTCTAATGATTCTTCAAATGTAGTAGACAAATCTTTTACCTTTTCTTGTCCTTTGAACTTATTTCTTATCTCTGATTCATTCATTGGAACAGGAACTAGTTTGTTGTTTCTAATGCAATTGATTTGAATGTTGCTGTTAGGTTGATCCTTCTTTAACATCTTCAAATATTTTTGTGCATCAAAGATATTGATAGCTTTCTTAACGGGTCTTCCGTTGATAGTCAACACAAAATCTTCGCTTTCACTTTCTTCAATTTGTTGGAACTCACCTTGTTTACGGATGACACCTAAGTCACCACCTTCCGCCACACCTTCTTCATCTAAGTTACTTTTAAGATTTTTGATCCAATGGTCTGGGGTATGCCCATATTTACTAACAAATAAATCATGTAATTTTTTAGGATGAAGATTATGCTTTAGACTGATGCGCTTCATAAGTTCATCAATGGCATCATAGTCGGTTCTTTTCAGAGTTGGCAATCTGTCTGCCAACTCTTGTACTGCTGTTTCAGGGAGAAAGTTATTTATACGCATAATATGTATTTATGCGGATTTAATGTTAATGCTCACTTAAGATTTCCCAGTAGCGAGTTGGTACGTCAAGCCAGCAGCCGGCTACCCTCGTAACTAAGTTACGGTCCTAAGGGTGTTCTTATCGTTTATAATATTGATTCATAACATTACTGTTGAATCCCACATCAATTAATACTGGTTTACCTTGATAAATTCCCCAATTTGCGGGTCTACTGAGGTCCCCCAACTCTACATCAAAATTACTGTTCAAGTCTGCTAATGTATTAGCATATTCAGACATTCTATCAATCTGTTCTTCTGATACCCCACGCTGACGCAAGAAGGATACAAAACTTTGGTAGTTTCCAGTATAACTCTTTTTACCTGTGATAGACCAAGCCATGTTAATTAATTGATCTAAGTTATCACAACCCATCAATTGACACAATTGTTTATTTGTCGCCTTTTGTGCCATTTCAGTATGGATCCAAGTAGGTTCACGATTTTGTTCATCATAGTCAATCAATGGAATCAATATACCTAATTGACTTGCATAACCATCATCTAAAATACTTGCTTCTACACTATTCTGTGCTAGACCTTTTGCGTTCTTAGCAATCTTTAATACTGTAGGACGACCTTGATACTCAATAGTTGTAGCAACACGACTAGAACCTGTACCTAATTTCTTTGCTCGTTCTAGTGCATATGCTAAACGACTCTTAAAACTTGTGCTTGGTTCGTGAAATTGTTGTGGATCCCAATCAGCGGGAAGAGGCATTTCATCAATTACTTCTTCTTCCACTTGTTGTGTTTTCTTACGCAATACAAATACATTTGAGCCACTTGATCCAAGTTGTTGTTGACTATCTGGACTTAATTTACTTGTGTCAAACTGTTGATATCCGTATTGACTAGCAAAACGATTTATCAATCGTTGATATAATCCTGCTCTGTTTTTCTCTTTACCCGAGAATACCACAATCTTTGGTTGATATCCTTGCAAGTATTTTTGTATTGCTGCCATTACTGTAGCAAATACTCTAGGAGCATCTTCGTCATGTGCTAAGTCAAAACTATCCATTTTACTGAATTCAATATCAGTTACATTGTCTCTTACAGGAACAAAGTTAATGTCAATATATTTTCCTTGACGGTCGTATGCTCGTGCATGAATTTCTTTTGGACCAAAACGGTCATCCCACTCTAACTGATAACTAGTTTGCGGATCAAATAACTCATTAATTTTGTTCTCGGGTTTGTCATACGCTCTACGGTCAGTAAGATAAAATGTCATACCATTCACTGAATCTTTTCTACTGTACAAGTCCCAGTCGGGTAGTAGTCGTTTAATCATCTTGGCATACAATCCAATGCGACTATCTTCTTTTGCATTAAATGTAATTTCTTCTACTCTATCAAGTCCGTATTCTTCTAAGAAAGCACGTGTAATATCCACTGCTGTTGACATTACTTCTGCTGAGTTACCTGTGCCAGTTTGCCCAAACAAGTCTAAATCATCAGGGTCTACATCAGGTTTTCTTATTAAACGAAATTGTATTTCCCACTTCTTAGGATTACTAACACCAGTAAACGCTTGCCAAAGATAATCTCTACCGCCTACTTTAAAAAACGCAGATACTTCGTTAGTGCCAAGGCGTGCCCATTCCCAGTTTTTCTTACCGGGCTGAAATACTTC